TTCACGCTTGTGTGGGGCTGGCGCTCACAGGAATAACACCGCAGGAGTTCACTTTCAATTTGTGGTTTTGTATTGCTCTTTGTATTGACGTATGGCAAGATTCTCTTATCGGCAAGGAGCGGATGTCTCAGCCGGTGGGGGGTAATAAAATGCTAGTTCTAAATCTTGAAGATGTAATGGTCGAAGCTGTTACCGAGCTTGCTATCTCTGGCGAGTGCGATGTTCCTGTCGATAACATCTACGGCGGTGCAGATGTGTTTGTTGGTCGTTACAGCGCTGGTTTCATGAAGGGTTCATTCCACACTGGTGTGCGCTTTGCAATCGAAGATCAGACTCTTCATATGTACAAGTTCGAACGTTATGGCGTTGCTGCTTCTGTTTCTTTCAAGGGTGAGATGGTTTCTTCTTCTGTTCTTGTCGCAATCGCAAAGGAGTGGCTCGCATGAAAATCTCCAACACAAAGGTTGCAGGGCTTCCTGATTGCGATGCCTGTGATGGTCGCTGGCAGGCGCTGTATAAGCGTCAATATGAACATACAAACGGTGAGCGCTACTGGATGAATGTCTGTGTCTTCTGTGCTCGCAAGAACTGGGATTTTGAGGTGAAGTCATGAGAGCTGCAACGGATCTATATTGCATTTTCTGTGATGGTGAAGTTACAAACGGATCGCATTGCGTTCCTTGCTGGGAATATAAAGGCGTCGTTACTTTGGCTGAGTATGTTGAAATAAACGGCCACTATCCAAAGATGAAAGAAGGTGTCAGATAATGGCTGCAACGGTGAAGTACACAATAACTGCCGAAGTCGATCAGCAATGGTTCGATATTTTAGGGCAGATCACTCGTCATCAAGATGGATTTATTTGGATTCAAGTTGAGAAAAGTGAGGATAAATAAATGGGTGCAATGAAAGCTCTTCTTATGGATATCAGTGAAGCGATGGATTTGGCTGGTCGCAACCTTGTCGTTGCTGCCAATGCCCAGGATCCTGAATTGATGGAGGCGGTCATGGTGAATGTCTTGCATTCCCTGCCTTCATACCTAGCTGCATTGCGAGGCGAAGAATGAGAATGGATCGCAAGTTTATCCGTCGTCGTCGCCTCGCCCTTGTCATCGCCCTGGTTGCACTGGTGGCGTTGACATATGGCACTCGCGATCTGTGCTGGACTGGTTCTGGCTATGGCTCTTGCTCTGTGATGATCGATGAGGTGATCTCTCATGGCCGTTAAGAAAGCGCGTTCTGTCCGGGTGTCCGATCAGCTCTGGGCTGCTGTCAAAGCGAAGGCTCTTGCTGAGCAGAAGTCTGTTTCTGAAGTGATCGTCGATGCGCTGAAGGTTTACATCAGGTGAGCTGGTGGAATGTCCTGGCTGCTCCGATCGCTGCTTTGTTTGCCATTGCTTTCGGTCGCCGGGTTTGGTTCTGGAGTTTGTTTGCCATCCTCTTTGGTTTCTGGTCGATGGTGATTCTCTTGTTGCCGTATAGAGATCCGCGTATTCCTAAGTTTCCCAACTGGTTGCTTGCTTCTTGGAGCAACTGGCAGATCGCTCGAATCATGCGTCCGATTCGGGATCCGTCAGATCTGTTATAGGGACGAAGAAAGACCCCCATCGCTTTGTAGACGGCGATGGGGGTTTTCTTATTCTGTAAGTGCTTTGGCGATTCCTTCTTCAAGGCTGATCTTTGGTGTATAAATTTCTAGCATCTTTGTGGGGTTGCCGACTCTGTATTCAACTCCACTCGGTTTGGCTGGATTCTTTCTGATCGGTGCCAGGTATCCGGCTTGCATCATCGTCATCTCTGCTAGTTCGATAAAGGATGTTGCTCGCCCGGTGCAAAGATTGAGCGTTTTGACGTCGTTTGCAACCGCTTCAAATGTAGCTGCAACGATGTCATCGATGTGGATGAAGTCTCTGGTTTGCTCGCCTGTTCCCCAAATGTCGAATGGATTGGCCTTGCGCTTTGCTCTCTCGATCAGCGATGGGAATGGGTAATCCAGGGCCTGATCGGATCCGTAGCCGCTAAATGGGCGGAGAACAGTGACCTTGAGGCCTTCGTTCCTGGCGTATCTTGCAAGGGTTTCGCCTGTCAGTTTGGCCCATCCGTAGCTTAAATCTGGGGTTCGAATGTGGTCGAGATTGATGTCGTTTTCTCGTAGCGTCTGCTTGTATGCCAGGCGCTGTAAATAAGTGGGGTAAGCCGCCGAGCTGCTGAAGTAGACGATGTGTCGCGGCTTTGTCTTTATCGCCCACTGAAACATATCGCTGTCGATCGCCAGGTCGGTGGCAACGGCCAAAGGGTTGCCTTCAATCGTGGCCCTGCCGCCGACGATGGCGGCTAAGTGAATAACCAGGTCGTACTTTGTGTTGTCTGTCTTGAAGAAATCTCTGCAATCGATTCCGTTTGCGATGTCGATTCCTGTGATCTGGTGGCCTTTGTCATCGAGCGCTCGGTGGAATGCGCGTCCTACGAATCCGGCGTCTCCTGTTATGAGTATCTTCATGCGAGCCATTCTGCCAGGTATTTGTCGCTTCCTGTTTCGGCCTTTGCCCTGTGTCGATCTATGTCGAAGATGTAGCGATCGTTTTCGTCTAGAGCTGCGCCGATGTGCTGCAAGGTTGCTTCTTTGCTGATTGGGAATGGCTTTACGGCTGAAATGCCTTCGGCCTGTGTGTCGTAGGTTTCATCGTGAATCAAGCAGTTGTCCTTGATCCGGGGCCATATCTGGTCTGCAAGCCATTCCTGGTCTTGTGTGTAGTAATTCTGGCTTTGTTGCTCTGCTAGAAGTTCGTCAATCTCTGGAATGGCGCCTTTGCGAGCTGCAAACATGCCGGCGCTGATCCGGTAATTGTGGCCGATTGGGTGGTCTTTCATAATGTGAAAGTCGAGCCTGCTTGCTAGAAAGTCTTCGTGGGCTAGGCGCTCTCGCCTTGTCAGCCTGGCGTCTGTGTCTCTGCTGAGAACCACGTCGGCCTGCTTGTCTGCCAGCGCTTTGAATCTCCAGAGTTTGGCTGTGTGGTCTTCGGGGCCGTCGCATTCGACGAGTTGCACGTTTGGGATGAGCTGCAAAGTGCTTCTTGCCCAATCTGGCACGCTTGCTCCTGTGTAGAAGCGGATTTCGTATCCGGCGAAGTGCTTCTGTGCTAGAAGCGCGTTCTTGATTGCCCCTATCAAATATCTGTTATCGGATCCGTAGAGCGAGTATGCAATGACTTGCTTCATCGTTGAAGTTTTTTCTTGAGAACTTCGTAGGCTTCGCTTTGAATGTAGTTCTGGTAGGCAAGCGCGTCGAATGAATAAACTTCTTGAGCGTTTACTTCTTTGTATCCTTCATCCCATTCGGCTTTGCCTGCTACTGGATGCATGTGCTCAACAACAACGGCGTCGATGTAAGTCAACGCGCCTAAATCTTCCCCTAGTTTTTTCCAGAAGTTATCAAGGTATAAATGCTTCATCTTTGGTGGAACCATGCCGTCGAGTGCTTTGACGATGTCGCTGGTCATCGCGATCATGGTTGGAAGTCGTTGCCCTTGTAATAGATCGTTGCCGTAGGCCATTGACGGCCGCTTCTGCATCGCCTGGATGAGAATCTCATCCCACCCGGCTGTGCGTGGGCGGTGGTCATCGCCCAGGAAGGCGAAGTATTGATATTTGTTTTCTTTAACGATGGCACTTGCTGCCTTGTTGATTGGGTAGGCCATTCCCCGGGTTTCGTTTTGAATTGTCATGCAGCGCTCTGCGCCGACTTCGAAGTGATACTGATCGTGCTCTGGGTCGTTTGCGTCAATGACGAAGAGCAGATCACTTGATGTGGATAATGCTTCGTGAGCTGCTAGAAGAGCTGTTGCGTTCATTGGGCGGCCGCGAGTTGGCACCAAGATGATCATCTTGTTCATCGGTTGCTCGCAATCTCGCCGGCTATCGCTGCGTATGCGGCTAGATCTACGAATGAGTCTTCGGTTTGTGTTTGCATCAGGCGTGCAATTTTTACTAGCGCCATGCAGATTGCTACTTGCTCGGGCTTGATTTCGGTTTCTAGGTATGTCGTCCATAAATCTGCAATGCGACAATGGTTTGTTCGTGGATCTCCGTATGTCTTCTGGCGATCGCTGGCGGTGAGTCTTATTGCTTCTTTAAGAATATCCCCCCGATTCATCAATTATTTTGCTCCGAGTCCGAACTCAGTTGCTTTGCTATCTAGGGCTTTGAGAACTGGCCCTGCGATCGCTGCTAAGCCGGCTACCAAGTAATTCTTCGCTGGCTGGTTTGGATCTGCTAAATAAAGCGCTACCGCAGCTGCTGCTGCTGCTCGTAGATATGTCTTGATAATTGCTTCGAGTGCTTGTTTGTTCATTCTGTCTCCTTAAAGGTTGGCTTTCCAAAGCCGACAATGGTCACGACCATCGATGGCTTGAGTTTGCCTCGGTTCTTCTTCTGGTAGGCCCTGATCTTACGGCAAACTTCGCCGCCATTGCGTTGATCGCCCTTCTTGTCCGGGCTTGTGTTGCCTTCAATAGTGGTTACTGTGCCGTCTTTGTTGTCCTGGATCACGATTCCGACGTGGCTAATTCGATCGAGCGCGTCTCCTGGAAAATCAAAGAATACGATGTCGCCTGGCTCTGGCGTTGCCGCAGCTGCGTCTTGCCATTTATTTTTATCCATAAAGGCGACCGCCCCTGCCGGGGTGTATGTGCAGTTTGGAATTCTTACGCCGGCTTGCTTTGCCACCCAGTTAACGAAGGCGCCGCACCATGCGACGTTTGCCTTCTGGTATTTCGTCTGGTTATCGGCTGGCCCTTCGATGTATCCGAGCTCTGCTGTTGCAACCTCGATCATCTTGTCTCTTTGATTCATTTTCTTCCCCCTTTGGCCTTGTTGTTTTCTAGAAGCAGGCTGTATATCTCGTCGACTCTGGTTTCAACCCTGGTCATGCGATCGTTCATCGAGCTGCCGCCATTGGGCTTCAACTCTGCAAGGTAATGCTTGACGAGCCATCGAGTCACGGCAAGGAATGCTCCACCGATTGTCAAAAGCGAAACTGTGAGTGCTGCCCAATCTTGAACTGTCATCTGCCGATTGCCATCACTTGCATCGTGACGGTTCCATTTGCTGTAATGCCCCAGATTCCGTTTGCCTTGTTTTCAATTGTCATCTTTTGGCCGTTATCCATGTGGTATCCGTTGGCTGTTGTCACATCGCTGTTGCCGATAAAGCATTGCCCCGATGAGCTGTGAAGATAGACTGTCTCTGCTTCGGCTGTTGCATCAACGAGCAGGGTTGGCGATGTAGTGACGGTGACTTGACGGGTTGAGATTCCCATTGTTGCTCCTTGAATGTTCGGGGAAGAGTTAGCCTAGAAGAGCTGCAACTTCATCGGCGGTGAGGCCGAGTTTTGCAAGTTTGCCTTCGGCGCTTGCTTTGGCTGCTGCCTTTGCCGCTGCCACTTCTTCGGCGGCTAGGGCATCGGCTGCTGCCTGTGCCGCTGCCGCTTCATTGGCTGCGATCTCTTCTGCAGTCAATGGGCGCTCTGTGACCTCGCCTGTTGCGCAGTTAACTTCAATTGCTGTTGGTGTTGTCATAGTTGCTCCTTATGAGTTTTTGATGCCGTAGAGAAAGAAAGATGAACCTGAAACATAGTTTCCGCTCGGTAACTGAAACTTAATAGATGTGACAGCGGAGGTAAAATTGCCCAGCAAAGCATTGACTCGTATTTGATAAAAGCCACTTGTTACAGTGTCGTTTTCAGTTACGGTAAAAACTGAGGCTGGTTTGATTGCAGTACCTGCATAATTAGGTATGTAGATTTCTTGACTAGCAAAAGTATTAGAAGTAACGCTTGTACCTGGTATGTTGGCGTATTGCCACTTGCTTTCGGCGCTTCTTACTTTTTGATTTGATGTTGCTGCTCCATCGCTGTTAATCCACGTCTGCGAATAAAAATTAGTTGTTTCCGTAGCGTTCCAAATCATTTCCATATCTTGAAATGTGCCAGCGTAATCAGTCCTTATTGACGTTCTTAGTAACAAATCTGTAAAAGTCGCAGGGATACTAGAAAAAGTAACGCTTGCAGTAGATGATGAAAGCGTACTGCTAGAAATCAGTGTGTAAGTATTTGCCATTTTACGCCTTTAATATTCCGTAGAGGGTGGCTGTGGTACCAATAGAGTAATTGCCGCCATAAAGTATTGAAAGATTAAGTGTAGTGTAAGCCGTAGTTTGATTGTATGTAGCCGCTGCAAAGTTGACTGACCCAGAACCGTTTTTATCTTCACTTGTGATAATAAGCAACGGTTTTTTAATCGTGCTACTAGCGTAACTCAATATGTCAATAGTAATGATTTGTGGAATTGTAGTATCAACTTGATTGGCTAGACTAATCTCTGTTTGGCCAATACTTGACGCCGCTGAAACGCTAACTCCATTCCCGTTGGTATTTATTTTAGTATAGCGCCCCAAAGTGTCAGAATTAATCTGCAAAGCAGGAACACTTGAAACTGTGCTTACTTTGTACACTAACACTAAGCGTAAATCAGTATAAGTTGCAGGGATACTAGAGAACGTAATTGTGGCCGCTGCGGTGCTCAATGTCGTAGTTGCAATAGGCTCGTATGTTGCTGTCGGCATTTTTACCCCTTTATTCCATAAAGTGCAAATTGGACTTTATTTGTCCAGTTGCCACTACTTGAAGTCAGAGTAATTGAAGTAAGCGCGCTAGTGCTTTTATATAAACCAGATGATATTGATACAAAGGCGGCATCGGCAGGAATTACAAATCCATTAAACATTCTGAAAGTTTTATTTTGAGTGGTTGAGGCATAGTTATTGATGTCAAGTATTATACTGCCAAAGTAATCTGTTTGGTGTCCTGCAAATGGAAAACCACCCTCTGCGGCTTGAATATAAGTCTGGCTGATGCCACTAGTCGTGACCGTTTTTTCCAACGTGTGCCAAGCATAAAGCGCACTGCTATCACCATTTGCCGTTACTCGGATTTTTCCTTGTGCTACACCTGCAGTGTCACATCTAGCAATGCCTCTTATTTGTAAAGATTTGTAGGTAGCAGGGATTGAAGAAAAAGTAATGACGCCAGATGCGCCTGTGCCAGTTGCAGATGCAATGGACTCATAGGATGCGCCGCCCCCTGCTGCAAGGGTTCGATACCCATACGCAGAGCCGTTTGCCAAAGTTGAACTTATCGGTGACATCAAATCCCCTTATGCGAACTTCGTCTGTGTTTCAAGAACTGTATAAGTTGGCGTTGCTGCTGTCTTGATGATTGTGAACACATACGCATCAATTGAAGAAGCATTTCCTGCGCTGATCGCTGCTGGCACCTTTGGAGTCACCGCGCTTCCGTCAATCTGAATGACATTGGGATAGTAGGCGGTTGCTCCGTTGGTGTTAAGCCATACAAGGGTGATTGCATCGCCAACTGCTAACGCCGAATTGAGAGTTGTTCCGCTTGAATAGCGGAAGTTCAGCGTATGGTTTGCAGTGGCATTTGATGTGTAATACCAAACAGATGCGGTTGAAACATCGAAGTTGATTGTGCCTGTTGCAGCAGATGCGACAACATTGACATCTTCTTCAAAGCCTTTAATGACCAAATCTGATTGTGCTGATGCAATGGAAAGTGTCACGGTTCCAGAGCTGCCCCCACCTGACAAACCTGTTCCTGCTGTTACGCCTTCAATGTCTCCTGATGCAGGTGTTGCGAACTGTAAGAATAGAGCTGCACTTGCACTTGTGAAGTAAAGAATGCCGCCTTGATTTTGAGCAAGAACAAGTGAACCTGATGTTGAAACTGTTGCTGTTCCTGCTGTTACGGTGCAAACACCTGCTCCAAGATTGACAATCGTTACTGTGTCACCTGCTGCAAATAATCCTGTGTTGACGGTGATTGTCGTTGCACCTGCATTTGTCATTGAGATTGCAGTACCGCCATCGGCTGCAACAAGAACATAAGAAGCAACCTTTGCACTTGCAGCGCCACCACTCATCGCAGTCTGTTGCAGCGATGTCATTTGCGCTGCCGTCAAAACTTGACCTGTGGTGAATGTCTGTTTTGCCATTGTTACTCCTTAATCAGTAGGAAAGCACAGAGTTTGCGCCATCCAATATTCCTTGTGTGGTTGAATCTAAGATGAATGCCTGAATTATAGGCTCTGCTGTGAACAATTTTGTTGTCCAAGTGTTGGTAGTGATGTCTTGTTGGATTCCCTGTACGAATAGTTCAAGGGTAACACTTCCCGATCCTGGGGTTGCTTTTGTGATGTTTGTCAGGTCGAAGATGTCTAAACTCAGGCCTGCAACTATGCGAGCTGTCTCGGTGTCATCTGCCAAGTTCAGGCCGATAGAGTCAATGCGAAAGATGGCGTCTTTGCGTGATTGAAGGATCATCGTTGCCTGATCTAAAGACTCGGCATCGGTTTGAACGAGTAAGCCTTCGCGCTTTCCTGAGTGGATAAAGTAGGTTTCGATGCTGCTTGTATCCTGCACCGTCTGAGCTGTACCGCCTTCGCGGTTGACCGTCACATCGTTAAAGATAAGGGTGTCGTCATAGGCGAAGTCAATGGCCTGATATGAGATTCCTGTTCCGTCATCTGCAAAGTTTGTTGCAGTTCCATCTGCCTTTTGCGCCAGGGTATCGCGTGAAAGAAATGTGGCGCTGCCTAGAGGATCAATATAGAAACCGCCGAACTCGCTGTTTTCTATTGTTTGCAATGCAGAGAGAAGGTCACGCTCGGTTCCCGGGTCTGCTTGAACGGTGCTATCGCCTGTATCTATCTCACGCATTGAAGTTGGAAAGTTAGGAACATCAAGCAAGTTATTCATTCGCGCACCTGTTGTTTGCCCTGCCGAAGTTCCTGCCACCGTTGAAATGGCAACATTAGAAAAGAGGCGGAATGCATCCACGCATTGCAATGTCACACTTGAGATTGATTCAAGTCCAAGTTGGAAGTTTGTGTCGTAGCTCGTAATATACCCTGAGTAAAGGTAGTACCGAACTGAGTTGTAATCTGCATATATTCGGATTTTGCGAAGTGGAACGAGTTTTCCATAATAGGGCGATGCCGTGTTGCTAGGTACCCAATCACCATTGGTATCTTCAAGGACAACTGTGGCACTTCCTGCTTCAAACTTATTGAGGATTCTGTTTCTGCCTCTGCGAATAGATGCGCGAAGGGTGATGTCTGAAACATCAACGATGTCTGAAGCCGTATCTGCCAAAATGCCTACGCCAAGCGGCGTTGAAGCATCTCCAAGAATAAGAGGGTTGCCGAAGGCAGGGCCATTGGCAAAGTCAACTGAAACCCCAAGCGTTGGCATTGCCATTAGATGGCTACCGCCGACTTTGTAATCACTTGGCCGTTATTTTGAGCCTGAAGGAGTGCGTTGCGAATACTTGAAACAAGGTCTGCCTCTGCAATCACCGATCCTGCATTGTTGACTGTGATTGTGATTCCGCCACCGAATCCGCCACCGCGTGAGAGTGGGATTACCGCTTCAGGGCCGGCTTCACCGATCAATGCCATTGTTGGAGATGTGACGATTCCGCCGCTTCCAAGAACAGTTAAATCGCCGCCGATTGGGTTGATTCGATCTCCGTCTGAACCGCCAGTTGCCGGTGCGCCGCCATCTGCTCCGCCAATAACTTTATTTCTTTCGGCTTCGCTTAAACCTGCAAGTGCCTCGGCTGCTGCTTTGGCTGCCTCTGCTGCTTCTAGCACAGCTGCTGCATATTCGGATGCTGCTTGAGTTGCTGAAACGGCGGCGGCGGCGGCGGCGTTGGCTGCTGCAGCTTGAGCTGATGCCGCAATCGCTGATGCACTTGCTGCCTGTGCGTTGGCGCTGGCTGCATCTCCTGCTGCTGTTGCAACTGCTGCCTGTACCGATGCTGCAATCGCCTCTGCATTGGCTGCTGCCGATTCTAAACTTGCTGTTGCTGCCTTTGCCGATGCATCTCCTGCTGCTGAACTTGCAGTCTTTGCATTTTCAATTGCATTTTGTGTCTCAGTAAAGGCGGCAACGGCTGCGGCGTTGGCTGCTGCTGATTGTGAAATCGCTGTGTCGAGCTGAGTGATGTAAGCGGTGAGTGCTGAGTTGGCTGTATTCCAACCTAACTCTGCTGCTTTTGCAGGATCGACAAGAGTGCCTGAGTATTCAACAGGCAAACCAATTTCTTCTGTGTAAGCAAGAACTTGATCTGTTGTCAAACCCCATTGATCTTGAAGGTTTGTGATCTCTTTATCAGAAATTGTAAAGTCATCTAGTTTGCTAACAAAGTCGGCGTATTGATTGACTTCTTTAGCAGTAAGGTTCCACTTTGTTTGAAGTTTTGCGATCTCTTCATCGCTCAGTTTGCCATCATTGAGTGCTGCAAAAAAGTCAAGATATTTCTGTGCTGCCTCTTTTGAGATTCCCCAGGCTGCTGCCAAGAGTGCAACCTCGGAGTCATCAACCTTTGTATCTTTGACAACAAGGAATCGTGCAAGGTAATTAGTGACCGCATCAATTGACATTCCCCACTTTGCAGCCAAGACACCAATTTCATCAGGGGTGATCTTGTTGTCTGCAAGTGTGATGAGAATGTCTGCATATCTTTGAGCGTTCTCATTAACTCTCTTTTGTGCATCTGCTGACTTGAGCAGTAATTCTATTTTGCGAAGTTCTTCAAGGTTATTTTGCTTGAGAAGATTTAGGCGTGCTGCTTCAAGTTGCACAGGATCTGTATCTGAAACACTCTTGATGCCAAATACATCCAAGCCTGCCTTCTTGATGGCGGCACGCATCTCTGCTGCCTTCTTTTCGGCAGCGGTGAGTTCTTTAGTTCCTTTTGTGTTGTCATTTATGATTTTGCGATTTTTTATGTTTGCTGCTGCAACCTGACCTGCGACTGTTGCAAGTTCATTCAAGTGTGAATTGTAAATCTTGGTAGATGCTGAGCCTTTGTCAGTCGCTGCTGTCAGTTTATTAATTGCTACGTAAGCCGCACCTGCTGCTACTGCAAATGATCCAATGGCCGCAGCTGCTGCGATTGCCGAAGCACCGCCTGTGGCGAACGCGGTTGCTGTGCCGGCGGCTGTTGCTGCGGCTGCCTGAGCTGCAAAGGCTGTTCTTAATACTCCGAGCGCTGTTGCGATCGCGTAGACCCCGGTGGCTACCTTTGTTCCAATAAAGATTGCTGCAAATGCTTTAACCAGGCCGATGTTGTCAGAGATAACTTTGAAAAAGCCGACCAGGGCCTTTGCAACGGTTATCAGAGTTGTTCCTACATCTTTGAGTCCTTGTGCAAGTTGATCTTTGTTTGTGTCAACCCATTCCTGGAGTGCTGGTAGCACATTCAATGAAATGTATTCTGCAAATTCTTGAATGACAGGCAAAAGTGCATAGCCTAAAGTTTCAAGAATTTCACCGTAGGCAAGTTGTAATTTTCTTAATCGACCTTCGAGAGTGTCGGCTGCGGTTAAGGCTTGCCCACCGTATGCCTTTGTTACCTGGTCTATGGCGCCTTTAAAGTCTTTATTCTTGACAGTTGTTTTGTCAATGCTCACGCCGAGTTTTGTCAGCGCTCCAATGTTTCCGTTATATGCCTTTGCAATTGCTAAAGAAACGGTTTGCAAGTCTTTTGTTGTACCGGCGGCTGTATCTAACGCAACATTTTGAAGCGCCTGAGCCTGTGTCAAATCTCCGGTTACGTTTGTGAGTGTAATCAGACTTTGACGAAGTTCTGTGTCTGATACTCCGACCAGCATTTGTTGCGCTGTTATGTAATCTTCGACGGATTTAATTGCATCGTCGGTTGCGCCTACTGTGTTGCGTAGTGAGTTTGCAAGAAGCGCCTGTGACTTCTGATCTTCTATCGCTGCCTTTACTGCGTCGACGCCGACTTTAGCTGCGAATGCTGCGCTTGCCACAGCTGCTACGGTGAATGCTTTGCCGACTTTGCCTGCGAACTTGTCGAAGTCTTTGCCCAGTCGCATGATATCGCGACGTGCTGCCTTGCTTCCCTTGTCGGAGTATTGGGTAATAATCCGGGCTATTACTGCGCCTGTTGCCACGTGATTATCCCTTCTCTTTGTTCATATTGAGTTGAAGAATCTTCTTTGCATCGTCCATCGCTTTGCGAACGTTGGCTCTGATTTTATCTGCGTCTTTGTCTACAACGGCCCAAATGCCACGTGATGCGCCTTTGAATCTTTCGTTGAGCACGCCGATCATGTTGCGTCCTGTTCCTGATCCGCCGCTACGTCGTCCTGCTACTTCCCAGATTGCACCGGCTGCTGATTTTTGTAGAAGCGCTCCGGCGCTGGTCGTATAATCGGATCTAACTTTGCCCTCGGCTCTGCTTTTCTTGATTCCCTGGCGGATTGCTGTTGGCTCCCAGGCTGGCCATCCTGCGCCGCCTCTGCTTCTGCCCCTTGCTGCTGGAACTGTGCGCCATCCACTCATCGGTGGTTCATCTTTAATTTTGGCCCTGGCTGCGCCTTCGGCAAGACTCAGCTCGTCGTTGATAACTTTATTCAGCCGACGAGCTGCGTCCTTGTCGAAAGTTTTGAGCGAGTTGATGGTTTCTTTGATGCCGGATATAACAACGCTATCTTCGGCCATTTATTTATTCCTCTTCGCTCGTTCTTTCAGGTAGATCACGATCGCTTCTAAAATGCCATCTGGTGCATCTAGTAAAGTAATTGGATCTAATCCTGTCTCCACAGAAACTGCTGCTATTTGATAGGTCAGGCTGTCTCTGTGGATTCGGAATTTGGGTCTGTCTCCAGCGATACTGTTTCTAATGTATCAAGAAAGTCAGGCCCGAAGGGTTTTACCACTTTGCCGTTTGTCCGAAGTGCGAGCCAACCTAAATAATAGATGTGCTCTAACTTCTGATCTTCGCCGATAAGTTTGGCAAGTCCTTTTCCGTACTTCTGTTCAAAGTCAACAATGATTCTTGGTCGTAATGAATACGTTCCCTCTAGACCATCTGTTGTTTTTACTTTGACATATAATCCGTCCATTTGTTCCCCCTTATTACTTTAGGTTGTTGTTTTTGTTACTGCTCCGCTAATCGGCCATGAGACCGAAGCAGTTGCCAACTCACCAACGGCTCCATTTAGAGGAGTCCATTCGGAAATAACCGCAGAAAATGCGTACTGCGGATTTCCGGCAGTTGTTGTTGCGTTAACAGGTTTTACTGCAATTGTGACTGCTGTTCCAAGTGTTGGATAGATTGTCTGCTCCACACTTGAAGTTGCATAATCCTGGTGAAATTCTAAGCTCACGGAATTATCTACAAGACCGGCCACACGTGTTTTGGCTGTTTGGCCGAATGCAGTTGTCTCGACAATGTCAAATGAACTATTGATTGTAATTGAACTAATATGATCACTCAGATCGGTGCTTCCAAATAAAACGTATGCGTTTGTTAATACGATTCTTGCCATTATACGACCGCCTTTGTGATTGCTCCAGTTACTGGCCATGACACACTTGCAGTTGCTAATTCACCAACGGCTCCATTTAGAGGAGTCCATTCGGCAATAACCGCGCTGCATGTATATGACGGATTGAATGCGCTTGTTGATGCTCCGTTTGGCTTAACAATCACTGTTGCTACTGTTCCTAGCAATGGATAAATTGTTTGCTCAACTTCGCCTGTTGCGTAGTCTTGATGAAATTCTAGTGAGATTGAATTGTCTGCCAATCCTGCAAGGCGAGTCTTTGCTGCCGTTGAAGAGAATGCAGTTGTTTCGACGACGTCGAATGTCGAATTGAGTGTTACTGATGCGACCAAATCGCTCAGATCCACTCCACCGACGGATATGAATGCGTTAGTTAGGACTAAGCGTGCCATTATGCGGTCGCTCCTTCTTTAGTTTCTGGTTTGATGGATTGTACTACTTTTGTTTCTTGATTTACTGCTGTTGTTGCTTTGATGTGGTTTCCAGCAATCAGAGTTTCTGCGCTGACTCCTGCATCTTGCAATTCTGCTTCTGTAAGTGAGTCGCCTTTGGTTTTTCCGCAGACGGTTTTGCTTGAGATGATTGTGTATGACATTGGTTCTCCTTATCCCCAAATCGTTAGGCGGTATCGGTAAGAAAGGAACAGATTTCCTTGTGATTCATATTGGCCTGATTCGGCTGCTGTGACTCGCAAAGTATTTACTGTTCCGCCAAGCGTTCTGTCTCCTTCGATCGCTGTTTTGATTGAGCTGGAGCCGGAGCCTGCTAGGTATGCATCGAGTTTGTCCTGGCCTGCCCTTTCGGAGAAGCGTTGAACGATCACATAAATATCTACGTTTGCCTGATCTAATCCTCGGGCATTGTCGATATCAAATGTGAGATCTAGTTGTCCTACGACCGCGCATGGCGGTGTTACTGGTTCTGGTATCAGGTCGTATACGCGTAGGCCTGTGATGGTCTGTAGCCGCGTTTTAAGGCCGTCGCGGACTTGACTTGGATTCATTTACTTCGCCAATCCGTTGTTCTTCTTAAATGGGCGCAGAAGGGTTTCAACGTCTGCGTCGAGCTTGGCGCTCAATCGGACGGTGCCTAAGTCCGGGCTTCCTGCAATTCCGAATGGCGATTGGCGTCTTGTAAATAGCCGAGCTGCCTGGATCAAGGTTGCCATGTTGACTTCGGCTGGCGTCGATGCCCATCCCCAGATTCCGGTGATTCGGCAGGCTTGTGGTAAATAATAAGGCCAGACGTATCGGCCGATCGCAAGTATGCGGTTTACTGGCCAGCCGCGCTGGGGGTTATTTACTGGCTCGAGCATGTAGTCGCTGGTTGACCAGACGGTATCCCATGTCTGGTTGAAGTTGTCGTCCGTCGCCACTTCTGTGATCGTGTAGTTATCGTCCATATTCATCGTCCACGGATCGAGTGGTGTGTAATAACGAGCCACCGGTGCCTGGGTAGTTCCGTTTCGGTAAAAGAAGCGGCCTGTGTAATCGTCGATCATTCTGCTTGTTGCTGTGATCGCTGCTTCGAGTGGAACGTCATCGACGGCGTCTGTGATCGCAAGTGATGCTTTTAATTCCGCCAGGGTGCAGTAAGCATTAGTTAGGGCCACGCTTTGTCCTTCTTTCCGGTTTCGGCAAGATTGCTCGTTCTAGTTTTGGTTCGGCTGTTGCCGTCTCTTTGATCGGCTTCTGCCGGATCTTCTTAATCTTTCCAAATATCATTATGAACCTCTTCCATCCAGAAGCTCTTTTGATGGGGTAACACAGCTGCGGTGTTGACATAAATCTTAAATCCCAGGGACTTTGCTCTTCGGCAGAATAATAGATCTTCTCCAATCCATTCGCCGGCTACTGGCCCATCCCAGAACCAGCACCAATCTTTGCCCTGGTTTGGATCTGCTACTTCGCGCATCTTCTCTAGAACGCTTCGGTGAACGAGTAGGCATCCTGTTCCTGCTGCGTCTATTTCAAATACTGAATTCTTGTCGTATTTGTAGAGTGGCAGGAAACCTTTGTCTGTGTCCTGGAATATTGCCGGGACTGGTTTTGGATAAGGTTTTCCTGGCACTCCAAATCCTGCAAATACCAAGCCTGCAACGATCGGGCGTTCTTTGTCATGAGCTGTGTCGATCAGTGCATCAAATGCTGGAACTGTTATCTGTTCATCTGAGTCGATCATAAGAAGCCAGTCGGAGTCTGTGTTATCTAGAAATTGTTTGACGACTCGGTTGCGCTGTTTTGATAAAAGTCCGGAACCTTTGATTCGAATGAATGGCCCGAGTCTGCTACTTCTTGCTTGTGCTAGTTGAATAAGGCGGTATGCAAATGATCCGTTTACCGATCCTGGATCGCACGAACCGATTGTTACTTTGTGTCCTGTTTTCATTTATTCCCCCGTTTTAGAAGTGCAGGGCGAGTGACTCGGGGGGTGGGCCACTCGCCCTGCACAATGTAGTGCTTGCCTTCGATTAGAAGGATGGAGCTGCTAGTCCTGTGCCTGAAATGATCGAGGCTGCAAGTGGGTAGCGCTCTGCTGTGTATGCGGCGTAGCCGTAAACAACAGATTTGATTGTGAGGTTGCCAGCGCCTGTCGCATCGAAGCGAAGTGCGAATGGTGATCCTGGCTGTTCCCAAAGATGAGATTCGCTTGCTGTTACGCAATAGATTTCATCCTGGTTTGTAGTCGTTCCGTATGTCGTTCCGATGTTTGCATCGGTAACAATTGGGAGTCCGAGCATCTGGTATCCGGAGTTTCCGTAGATTGGCGCTCCGCCGACTCCTACTGCATTCATCGCTCCGTTTGCTGCTGGCACGACGAGTGGGCGGTTTGTGCTGTCCACTGCTGCAAGCAAGAATGCAAGGCGGCGTGGATGAAGTACCCAGTGTGTAGGTGAAACGAATGCGTTTGTCTGGATTTGCTGAATTGCGTCAGCAAGCTTTGGATAAAGCAATCCGACTGTTGGCGCTGTTGATGTGAATGTTACGGCATTGCCACCTGAGTTGCGTAGGCCCTTGATTGTGCCGGCTGTGCCTGCACCGTTAAGGATCTGTGAGTCGAGTGTCGTGTGCCATGACTTGATCAAGTCAGCAATCACGAATGTGTCGATGCCTGTTCCACGCTCTAGTGCCTGGCGAGAAATATCTTGCTGGCCTGCGATTGTACGAACATTAATCGTGAGCAGTGTGTCATCCACATCTGTTTCTGATACTGCATCATTCTGTGTTACCTGTACGGCTGTTGATGATCCTGTTGTCATGCGGCTGATGTTTAGTGTCATGCCTGATGGTGGAAGTGTCATCTTGTTTGTTGCTGCATCTGCAAATGGGCGGCCTGCGCGTGCGTATGGAGCTGCTAGGTCAACTAAATACTGCGGAATTACAAGACCTTCGAACTGTGCTGTTCCAACATCGCGGCGCTCGATTGACTCTTCACGCATGTGGCGTGCGAGGCGCTCGTTTGCTGCGTAGTCATTTGCGAATTGCGCATTGAATGCGTCCTTCACGAATGATGTTGCTGAGTTTGCTGAGTATGTGCGCTCTTCGCGTGTGACTGTCGCTCCGCCAACGCGTGGCATTGCTACATCTGCTACTGCTGAGCGGATTTCATTTGCTTTCGCATCTGCATCTGCCTGTGTTTTCATTTTTTCAATCTTTGAATCGAGTGTGCGTGATTCTTCAACAAGAGTATCAACCTTTGTTGTTTCATCTGCTGTTAGGTCGGTGCGGTCTTCTGAAGCAACTGCTTCTAGAACTGCATCCATTTCTGCCTTAACTGCATCACGGCGCTCGATCAATTTGTCAAGGAAAGACTTTGACATTTATTTGATCTCCTTATGAGTTGGTTTGTGCAAGGTGGTGGCGGTAGTTTTCGCGGCGCTTTCAGGGTGCGAATCTCGCTCCGACTTTGTCTCTGCTGGCTTATCCAGCAGAATTCTATTTTGTGTTATTTACGATCGCTTTTGCCAGGCGCAGAGAAATCTTACGATTTGATTCTTCAGCACTTGGTTCTGACAATGCATCGATGAGTGTAAGTGTGGAGGCTTTGTGTCCTACCAATGTGTCAGTTGCAACATATCCATCTCTTAATTCGCGATAAAGGCGAATCAAAACCGCAGGATCGTCTTCTTCTGCGTTGATGGTGAAATCTGTTTCTGGAACATTGAGCGAACCTTCGCGGACAACACGTACGATCTTGCCGCGTGCTGTTCCGCCGGAACTATCCCAGGAGACAAAGCTGCCGACTGTGTCGACTGCGCGATCCTCTTCTTCATCTTCCATATATGTGGAGTCTTCCATAGCCATAAATTCGCCCATGATCTGAGCTGCTTTCATAATGTATTCGTGGCCTTCTGAAAGATCAGAGAAAATATTTTCTAGAACCATCTTAGTTTCTGGGCTGATATCGCGTCCTTCTTTGACTGCCTGCATCGCGGCTCTTAGTTGCTCTCTTGCTTCAACGCTTGTCGTTGGATATGCCGGGTAAGTCACGACTGAAACGTCGCCGTCTGCCAGGCTGAGTTCTGTAAGAGTGCGCTCTGTTCTTCCTTCGTTCCACTTCTGGCGGATCACTCGGAATGCGAAGCTCATCTGGTCAACGTCGCCGCGCTCGACCAAGGTGTAAAGGTCGCGAGCTGCTTGTGTGTCTGGTAGATCGGCATCCATGTAAAGTCCGGCTTCGTCTTCTGTCAGGCGAAGGGTTCCGTTCTTTGTCCTTGCCAGAGGCAATCCTTCGTGATTAATTAACAGGCGCACATCTGGTGTCTCGGTCAGAGTTTTTCTAAATGCCCCTGGTGCGATTCTCTCAAGGAATGGAAGCGGCACGCTGTCTTCGTTAAATACGGCTGCGTATCCAGAGAGGCGCATCGTTCCGTCTTCTGCCTGGCGTGCTTCTACATTCTTGATCGTAAAGGTACGGCGTTCAATTTTCTTTGTCATTTTGCTCCTTGAGTCTTCTTCTGCGTCGAGTGCCTCTGTTTTTCTTTGCGCCCAGTTTTGTGCTCGGTCGCTGAAGTTTGAATCTCCGCCCCATAAAAGCCAGGCGACTAATCCTGCACCTGGATATCCTGGATCGGATGAGTTGTTATTTTTAGGCGCCTGTCCATCGACTTTGTGTCTGGCAAACCAGGGCGCCATTTTTCTTACTTTGTTTTCGCTAATTCTTCCTGCTGCCATATCGCGTGCTTCGCGTTTTGTTGCATCTGTGAGTCCATCTCCGCCATAACCTTCTTGCAGATATTTCAATCCGCGTTCTGCGTTTTGTCGAATAAATGCTGGCGCACTCAGATCTACTGCCCTGCTGCTTACTTCTCCGCCTGGTTCCATATCTTCTGCAATTGATATTGCAACCATTTGGTCGATTGCTTCTTGCTTTGTATCGTGGCACGCAAGAGTTGTATATGAGCCATCTGATTCTTCTTTAACGGTTGCCCATCCTGAGCAATCGCTTTGCTTGTCGCTTATCAAATATGGCATTTACTGCACCTCATAAACTGAAGCCGGATCTCCTGGATCAATAGTCGAGACTGGTTGCAGTTGCGTACTTGGTACTCCTGTGTGTGTCATCTCTGGCAATCCGACCGCTTCTGTTACTGACTTTGGATCGAAGCCGACCTGAATAAGTGATGAAGCGATCTCTGCTCGTAGCTTGAGTCCTACATCGCGTGCGTCTGCTGCGTCGATGTTTTGTAGTGGCACTCGGTACTGATCGCCGGCTTCGCCAAGCGGTGCCAAGTCTTCTACGGCTCGCACGTCGTTCAGTGATAAGAATCCTTCGCGTAGGCCCTTTGTGTAAGCGTCGAAGCGCTCCAGGGTGGTTCCTCGTAGAAGTGCATCCAGGTTGAACTTGATGAAGCCTTCTGTCTCTGGAAGCAATTGAGAAAGTGCTTGCTCTAAGCGTTCCAATAATGGGCGGAGGCTGTGTTGAACGAATGAAAGGTTTTGTGCTTCAACGCTGGCAAATGACATCGCTCCTGCGACCGGATGTCCTAGAAGGCTGATCGGTACTCGGAATAATCTGGCGATGTCTTCTACGTTGAAGCGGCGTGCCTCTAGCAGCTGTGCATCGGCTGCATTAAGTGTTAGCGGTCTAAATGTTGCTCCGCCAGAAAGGATGCCGATCTTGCCTGCTCTGTATGGGCCTGTGTGTGTGATGTTCCAATCGCGGCCGATATCGCCTGCCTGCTCTTCTGTGAGCTCGTTTGGCACTTCGATCACGCCGCCTGGATTCGCAGCGTTTCCAAAGTAGGCGGCTGCGTATGTGTCTGCTGCCATCGCTGCGCCGATCGTAAGTCGAGCAGCTGCGATTGGCCCTAATCCATAAAGTGATCCTGGAAGGCGAAACATCGGAATGTGAAGCATTTCTTTGCTCGTCAAGATTCGAGAATATGCTCCTACTGAATCGCGCATCTTGTAAACGATTGGCTCGCCTGGCACTGGTCGTTCAATTCGAATGTCATCTGGATGAACACAATAAAGTTCTTGTACTTCGTCCATGTCGTCGCGAACTGTCAGAATGAAAGCGTTGCCATGAATGTTAAGTGATGAAATAACTTGCTCGAAGAACTCCAGGCGTGTTGCTTCTGGGTTCGGCTTGTTGATCCATGCTGGCTGCTCACCAAATGCTGAAATGTATGAGATGCGGTTTCTGCCGCGTCGAACGTATGCGCCTAGTGGCAATGATGAAATCGTATCGCCGAGTAATCGCACGCAGGCGTAAACTGTTGACATGCGAATCGCAGAGTCTGCGTTGACGTCGATGCCTGATGGTGCCATGTATGCAGGGCGTCCTGGAATAAGCGGCTCGACCCATTGACTGTTGTTTGTGCGCTTCTCGCCTGATTCTCGTAGTCGCTTTGATAAACTCATTAGTTAGCCTTTTCTGTAATCCAGATTAAGAAAGATCCTAGTGCAATCAATGCCACCGGAAGTGAAAGCATCGCCAATCCTACTGTTGCGCAGGCTACGCCTGTCACTTCTGCCATCAATGAGAAGTCTATTTTTTTCATTTTGCTCCTAAAGTTGAACCGAGAAGTATCTAGCCACAGGCGGTTTTGGTTCTGGTGGTTGCGTTGCTCTGTCGTATCCGAAGATTGCTGCCACGGCCGCATCGACTTTTCTCTTCGAACTTGCTTTGGCAACCATAACGCCACGAGATGATTGCTTCGTGACGCAGTTTGTTATGTGTCTTGCCATTCTTTCATCGCCATCGTGAGTGAAGCTTTGATTCACTACGGCTTCGTAGAATTTTTGCGTTGCTGGAACCATGCGCTCTGCGCTGTTTGGGTAAGAGACGACTGGCATTCCTTGCTCATCTAGAACCATGAAGGTGCGCTGCCATCGTGCCGGGTCGAAGACGATCTCTTTGGTTTGGAAGTTGCTGTTTCTGAATGTGTCGATGATCGTCTGTTCAACTTCGGCCACCGGCACGTGCCATCCCTGTTCTGCATCGTCTGGTCTTTCCCAGATTCCTACAACCATCAAGTGCGGTTTGTCTCCGCCAAGTAGCCATGCGACCAAGGCTGTGCTGTCATTTGAGAAGGCTCCGTCAAATGCCAGGATAACTTCTTCGCCTTGTTCTGGAGTTCGCTCTGTATCGATCAATGCTTCCCAGGCCCCTGTTGGCAACCATGCCGTTGCTGTTGAGACGAAGCAGTTTGTTCTCTTCGTTCTGAACTCTGCTTCTGGAGTTCGAAGCACCGCGCTCTCGAAATCCTCGGCATCGACGATATCGCCGAATCCGGGATTCGATTCGATCCAGAGTTGTTTGTCTCTGTGGTCTGCTTCTGGATTGTTTGGTTCCCACCAAGCGAAGAAGAAAGATGGATCTACGAGTTCGCCCTTTACGAGCTTCTGTCCGTATTGATAAAGCGAATAGCACAGACTGTCTTGTCCGTTTGCTTGTGTTTTTACTCCTGCTGTTGTTATGCCGAGAAGAAGTGAGTCGGCGCGTGCTCCGCCTGCGAGCGACATAACATCCCAGAGTTCGCGGTTTGGCTGAGCGTGTACTTCGTCAAAGATTACGATCGGTGAAGGGTTGAGTCCTTCTTTCGTATATGCCTCTGCTGATAGTGCGCGGTAAACGGATCCTTTGTCTTTGTATTCGATCACGTCTCGATAAAGTGTAAACATCGAAGAGAGTTCTTGGTCAAGTTCAACCATGCGCTTTGCTGTTCCGAATACGATGCGAGCCTGATCTCTATCTGCTGCGCACGAATAAATTTCTGATCCGTTACCGCCTAGTGTCAGCGCGGATAATCCTGCTGATGCTGCAAGCGCAGATTTTCCGTTCTTGCGTGCCATTCCAATCAGAGCGACTCTGTGTTTGAATCTGCCGTCTGCTCTGCGTGCTAGTGCGTGGTTGAGAAGTTCCTTCTGCCATTCTCGCAGCTCCAGAAGTTGTCCTGCTGGTGCTGCTACTGAATCTTTGGTTACTCGACAGACTGCTTCTGCAAATTCTGAATAGAGTGGGCCGTCTCCGCGTTTGCGGTCAGCTGCGTCCACCTGCGTCATCCAACGCGGTGGCCACGATTGTATTTTCTTTTTAGCCACGTGATCGCTGCATTAATTCCTGAATGCGTGTCTGTGCTTGCACTTCTGCAATTCCTAGTCTTGATCTTTCGACTGGATTGAATGCGATGAGTGAGAGCATGTTTGTGATTTGATAATCAAGTTGGCGAAGTGCTACTCGATCTCTCCATTCGCCACCGCGAAATACTAGTGCGCGTAGTTGGATTCGCTCGTCCATTGTTTCGCAGAGCATCATGACGTGCTCGATGTCTGTCGTTGGAGATATCCATGATCGCCCTGCTTTCCAGATGCGCTCCCAGAGTTTTGTTCCCTCTGGCCCTAATGGTCGAAGCGGTTCTGGTGTTTCTATTGCCATCGGTAGTGCTATGACGTTTGCCTTCTCTGGCAATGGTCGCTTACCTGGATTCCCCAATTTACGCTTTTGTTCTATTGGCTTTGGTGGATTAGGCATTTTCGCTTCCTATGAAATCGTATGTCTTTCCGGTGAGTTCGTTGATTGGTTGCACTCCGGTTAGTTGTTGCCATCTCTTGCAGATCACATCGGCGTAGATTGGATCAAGTTCAACGATCGCTGATTTCATTCCTAGCGAATGAGCTGCTACCAATGTGGATCCGGATCCGCCGAATGGATCTAGAATAAGTGATTCGCTGTTTGCTGAATTGCTAAGCACTCGCGTGATCAATCCGACCGGCTTCATCGTTGGATGTTCTGAGTTCCTGCGTGGTCGCGGCTCTCTGATTATCGTTGATGTATTGCGTGCTGTTTCTATAATGTTGACGAGTTCTGTTTTGCTAAGGCCATCTAATTCCTTTGTTGCAAAATCTAGAACTGTTGAATCGTTGAATGGCCCGAACCACGGATGTGCTGCTCCTGGCTTCCATCCATAAATAATTGGTTCATGTTGCCAGTTGTAATCTTGGCGGCTAAGAACAAAGTTGTCTTTGACCCATATCAAGATTTGTTTGAGCATCCATCCTGCTCCAGTAAGTGTTGTCCTGAATGCTTGGCCGCTTGAGTCTGCGTGGCAAACATAAATCGGGCATCCTGCTTTTGCGTTTTGATACATGGCTGCATAGACGGCGAGCAAGAATGATTCGAACTCTAGTTCGCTCATTGCATCGTTTTGAATTGTTAGGCTTTCGTTTGTTCCGCCTGTATATGCAACGTTGTATGGCGGATCTGTGAAGATACAATCGGCGAGTTTGTTATTGAGTGCCTTTGCAAGAATTGCCGGGTCTGTTGAGTCGCCGACGACTAATCTGTGCGGCCCTAGAATCCATACGTCGCCTTCGATGCTGTGTGCTTGTCTTGGTTTTGATGGTGCTTCGTCAAGATCTCCGTCCATTGGAATCTCTTCGACCGGCATCTTTAATATTTCTGCGATTGCTTCTGCGCTATATCCGGCGTCGCTTACCAGTTCTGGATCAACGTTTACGAGCTGGTTGATCATTTCGCGAAGTGCTTCTTCGTCGTATGTTCCAAGTTCTGCTGTGCGGTTATCTGCAAGCGCGAATGCTTTAGCAGTGTTGTCATCGTCGTCTGTCCACACGACGGCGATCTCTGTCCAGCCAAGTTGCTTCGCTGCTTTCCATGTGTGGTTGCCTGCGATGATCGTGCCATCTGCGTGCCGGGCAACTACTGGCTTTCGCTGGCCGAAGCGCTCGAGCGATCGAGCTACGGCGGCCACGTCGCCTATGCGTGGATTGCCTGGCAGTGGATGCAGGTCGTCGATTGGCGTGGCCAAACTTTGCAAGTTTTCATTGATCATTTTTTCCCCCTGGTTTTATTCTATCGCGCTCACCTCAAAAACCCCTGAACTGCGTCGGTGTACGCGTTTG